TGCTTGAATCGTGCAGGAATGATCGCTCAAAACAGTGTAAGAGCTAAAATTAATAGCGGTGACTTCGCTCCATTATCCGAGGCTACATTAAGGGCTAGACGACGTGCAGGTAAAACACGAACTAAGCCTTTGATTGATACCACTCAGCTTCGAAGTTCGATTACCTACATTATTAAGAAGGTTGAAAAATAATGCCGAGTTTAGATGTAAGTGATGTTCTGCTTGATCCTGACTTTATGAGCAAAGGAATTGTATGCACTAGAACAGCGGTTACTGTTGGTGATAATGGTCGACCTCAAACAACAGTTACTACCCATACATTTAATGGTGTTGTGACGAGCAATGATGGGTTTAAGTTAGATCGAAAGCCTGATGGTACCGTGATTAAAGGCGCTATCAATATTCACACACGCTTTGTTTTGACTGAAGGTAATGCCGATTACCAAGCGGATGAAATTAAATGGCAGAGTCGTGACTATATCGTCTCTCAAACACTTCCCAATACTCAGTATGGTCGCGGATTTATTAAGGCGATTTGTACCTTAAAACCAATCTCAGGATAGATATGAATACTTCAGCAACAGGCGGATATATCTTGCCTGATGGTGGAGCTGTGCCAAATGATCAAGAGCTTGAAGATATTTTTCAGGATTTCATTCAGGGTGTGACGGGGTTATCAGGGCAAATGGTTCGTCCGCGGTTTCAAGAAAAACCTCCACCATTTCCTGCTGTTGGTGTGGACTGGGTAGCATTTGGAATCAGAACTCAGCGCCAAGATGATGGTCCTTACTTTGATCAGCGCGACGATGATGCATCTTCCATTCGACATGAAACCCTTGAGCTGGCTTTGTCATTTTATGGCAACCATGGTCAGCGCTTTGCAAAACTCTTTATTGATGGCACAGCAATTCCACAAAATATTGATCAGTTAAAGCCACACAAAATCAAGTTGATTGGTGTTGGTGATGTTCTTACAGCTCCTGATTTACTCAATGAACAGTACGTTCATCGCTTTGATGTCACCGCAACATTTAGACGAAAGACTGAGCGTACATATGCAATTCAGTCTTTTTTAGGCTTACCTGAAATTAAAAATAATCGTAACTAGGAGTCGAAATGACCTTACCTACTTCAAACGTCGTCAATGTCAGTATTAGTCTGGCTGCATTGGCGGCAGGACCTCGTTCATTCGGCTCGCTACTTATTCTGGGCACAACAACTGGTGTTATAGATGTTGTTGAGCGTATGCGTGAATACTCAACTATTGCAGAGGTAGCAGAAGACTATGGTGTAGATGATCCAGAGTATGCAGCAGCTAAAGCTTATTTCGGTCAAGCACCCAAGCCGCGTACTTTGTATATCGGGTTTTGGGATAAGGCTGGGGTAACACCAGAGACAGCAGAGGCAGTTGCTGCTGAATGCTTAGAATCACTTAAATGGTATGGGTTGGTTTTTGCCAATGATCTAACTGATGTTGAAGCAGATTCAGTAGCATCCTTAATTGAAGCAGCTTCACCAGTACGCCGTTTTGGTCACACTACACAAGATGAAAATGCATTGGTGGGCACAAGTATTACTGATGTTGCTTACAAGCTTTCAAACAAGAAATACAGTCGAACTTTCACGATTTTCTCTAGTGATAATCCTCATGCGGCTGCATCGGTATTTGGTCGTGCATTTAGTGTCAACTTTATGGGTACTAATACCACCATCACACTTAAATTTAAGCAGTTACCCGGCATCGCAGCAGAAGACCTTAAAACCCGTGAAGCCAAAGCATTAGCAGCAAAAAAATGTAATGTATTTGCTGGCTATGACAATGACACAGCCATTCTTCAAGAAGGTGTGATGTGTGACGGATCATTCTTTGATGAAGGTCATGGTCTTGATTGGTTTCAAAATCATTTAGAAACGGCTCTGTGGAATTTGTACTACACATCAACAACCAAGATCCCTCAAACACCGGGCGGTGTGAATCGTCAGTGTGGCGTTCTTGAGCGTGCATGTGAGCAAGCTGTAAAAAATGGTTTGCTTGGCGAAGGCCAATGGAATGGTGATAGCTTCGGTGCATTAGAAACTGGTGATTACCTACCAAAGGCTTTCTATGTCTATGCCAATAGCTTAAATGATCAAGCCCAGTCTGAGCGTGAAGCACGTAAAGCACCAGTATTTCAGATCGCAACAAAACTCGCGGGTGCCACCCATTTTGCTGACGTTATTGTTTCAGTTAATCGATAAGGAGTAGTAAATGTCTGGAACTTATTCTTTTATGGACACTCAGTGCTCTTTGACGAGCGATGATGGTGTAGTTGATTTAGGTTATGGCACAGCCATTGCTGAGGAAGGAATTACCTTTGCAATGGCGGGCGATAAAAACACCATGACTATGGGTGCAGATGGTGAAGGTATGCATTCACTTCATGCAGATAACTCTGGTCAAGTGACAATCCGCCTTTTAAAAACTTCACCAACCAATGCCAAGTTGATGAATATCTATATTGCCCAAAAAGCATCAACACGAAAATGGGGCAAAAATACAATCACTCTTAACCATACGGGTTCAGGTGACAACCATACAGCATCTAAATGTGCTTTCAAAAAGGCTCCCGACTATACCAATGCCAAAGATGGTTCAACGGTGGAATGGGTATTTGACTCAATCAAAGTTGATATGAAACTTGGTACATACGAGTAATTGATATGCAGATCACCATTAGCAATAAAAATTATACGATCGGGCGCTTAAATGCGCTCGATCAACTTCATGTGTCCCGAAAGATTGCCCCAATCATCCCAAGCCTAATTCCAATCATTAGCGAAGTTGCAAAGGGTGGTTTATCCAAGGTGATTGAATCTATGGAGGCTGGGGATGATGTCGAGCTAGAGGATATCGATCTTACTGAGCTTGACGGCCTATCAACAGCATTGGCACCACTCATGGATGTTATTGCAGGCATGTCTGAAGGTGATACCAATCTGGTGATCCATAAGTGCTTGTCTGTAGTAAATCGCGATGGTGCCGTGTTGTGCCGTGGTGAATCCATCATGTTTGATGACTTGGATATGATGCAGATCCTTCCCTTAGTTGTTGCTGTCATTCGAAAGAATCTGGGAAATTTTATTCAAGATCTTCTTATGAAGGCATCGAGCATGAAGAAGGTCGAATAAATTTTAAGTGCTTGCCTAACCAAGAAGACTGGCTATTACGGCCAGTCATCAAAGGTATGTGCAAATATGAATCCATAATCGATGGAACTTTAGATCTGGCCGATATTGCTTTGATGAATGATGCGTTGGATGTTGTTGCTGACAACGAGTATTTGATTAAAGAAGCTAGGGAAAGAGAAAGTAAAAAATAGGACAGTTGTAATAAGTGTTATTACAACTCGGTTCTAGTGAAATAGAAAAGCAAAAAGCCCACGATTCGCAGTCGATGGGCTTTTTTAATTCCAAAACCTTAACAAGGATCAGAAAAACATTCATGAGAAATCATACATCAAATTCACAATTAAAGGTAGATGGAAAAATGACCTCAAAAGGTGCTGATCGTGTCGGATTAATGCAAGGTCTTGCTTTAATTATTTTGGCTATTGGTGTGCTTGGGTTTGCAGCAGCCGCTATTCTTTACGCAATTAAATAGGTACTCCTATGGCACAAGCAGGTGTGATTCGTGACTTCATGGTCGCATTAGGGTTTAAGACTGATAATTCAGGCTTAGGACAAATGCAAGATGCCATGAAGGGAGTTGAGCTTAAAGCGGTAGCGCTGAAAGGCGCATTACTATCATTGGCCACTGGCGCTGTTATCGCTGTTCGTCAAACAGCCAGTGAACTGGATAAGCTTTATTTTTCATCTCAGCGTATTGGTGCTAGCGTTACCAATATTAATGCCTACGGTAATGCTATTGCTCAAATGGGCGGTAGTGCGGAAGGTGCTATAGGTTCGCTTGAATCCTTAGCTGAAAAGATGCGTAATTCTCCCGGCTATGAGGGAATGATCAATAGCCTCGGTGTACAAACCAAAGATGCGAATGGCGCAATGCGTGACCGTGTTGAAGTCATGAAGGATCTAAGTGGTGTCTTGTCTAAGATGCCTGCGCACCAAGCCAATGCTTATGCCAATTCACTTGGTATTGATCAGAACACTTTGCTTGCAATGCGTGACGGCAAGTTTGTATCTAACATGGATAAATACCAGAAGATACAAAAAGAATTAGGTATGAATGACGACCTTGCTAAATCAGGCAATCAGTTTATGTCTGAATACCGTGATTTAACCATGATGACAAAGACTGGTTTTCAGGTCATTGTGATGCAGGCAGGTAAGGCTTTAATCCCAATTCTTAAGCTACTTAACACTTTAATCATGGCGGGTATCTCTGCATTTAGTCAGTTGAACCCACAGATTAAAGAAGGCTTAGGGGTTGTATTGCGTTTTGGTATGGCTGCCCTTGTACTGGGTGCATTCATTAAAACATTTGGGATGATTTTTAAGTTCATACCAATGTTGAAAGGATTTATCGGGCTACTTAAGTTATTTAGACTTGCTTTCCTTGCGTCACCGATTGGCATCATTCTGGCTTTAGCATCAGCCTTATATTTGCTATATGACGACTACAAAACATGGAAAGAAGGCGGTAAGTCGCTCTTTGACTGGTCTAAGTGGACTAATGGTATTGATAAGATCATCAGCAAGATTAAAGACTTTTTAGCCATGCTGGATAAGATTAAAGACAAGGTAATCAACTTTGTTCAAAAGATTATCTCTGATCCCATTGCCGCCGTTCAAGATGTTGTTGAAGTTGCTAAAGATGCAGCTAAAAATGCGATAGATGAAGTCACCAAACCAAGTACTGAGCCTGCAAATGAAACAGTCAAAGCGGTTAATGATGTCAGTAAGGCAATTGTTGATAGTGTTAAAGAAACCACTAAGAAAGCTACTGAGGTTGCTGTTGGTGTTGCTAAGGCGACTCAACAGGCTGTTAGGGATGCAGTTTCACGAGAAGCTACCAAGGATTCATTTTCAAATTTTATTGGAAAAGGAGAAGGTGGATATAATTCTGTAAATCTAGGGAAGAAATATGGGTATAAGGCAGGGACAAGAAATCTAACTAATATGACTGTTAGTGAAGTTTATGCAATGCAGAAGCGTCGTGAAGTAAATGCTGTGGGTAAGTTCCAGATTATTAGGGACACCATGCCAGAGGTGATTAGTGGTATGAAGCTCACTGGAAAGGAGAAGTTTGATATTGAAATGCAGGAACGCATGGGGGCGTGGCTTATGTTTAATAAGAGAAAGTCCCTAGGTAAATATTTAAAAGGAAAGCATGATAATCTTTCATCTGCTGGGGATGAGGGGGCTAGAGAATGGGCCTCACTTCCTGTTTTATCAAAGAACTTAGCCACTAAAGCGGGTAAGAAAACATACCATTCTAAGCGTGGCTCGACTGCTTACTCTGATGGCGTAAATAAGGCAGGCCACAGTGCTTCGAGCTATGAGTCTGTTTTACAAAGGTCTAGGGCTATTTATTTAGAAGCTATCAATAGTGGAATGACAGAGGATGAAGCTGAAGTTGCCGCCTTCAGGGGGATTAATATTAATGCCACAAAACAGCATACAAACAATAAAAACATTCGGTCTTACGCACCACCAAGTAAAAATCCCCACAAGGGTCAGGTAAACACCTCTAACATGTCAGCCTCTAATGTGACGATTCACCAGACATTTAAAACAGACATGACGATTAATGGGGCTAGAGAGCCAATTGAGTCAGCTAATGCGGTAAAACGCCAACAAGAGAATCAGTTGGCGTTTATGGCAAGAGGTGCGACAAATCCATTGGCAGGTTGATTAATTATAAATTTGACTTGGGTAGAGAGAGGCGTTACTAACACACGCTTTCTCTTTACCTAGTTTTTTTATCATTACACTGGTTAGCACTAAAGATTGTTTACCAATCTGTAAGCGATCATTTTCGCTTAAATGTTCAGCACAATTTAGATAGGTGTTTTGCAGATTTTGATCAATATGCTTTTGGGTTTCTTTTGAAAAGTTACATCCAGCTTCTTTGTAGGCAGCATCCATTGTTATTTGCTCATACTTGTGTTTGCAATATTCTATTGTTTCTGTATCTGCAGCCCAAGCCCCTACACTTAAAATCGATGCAATTACGAGAAGCAGTAGTTTTTTCATTTTATTTTTTCCTTGATTTGAATTTGGATTTGGTTTTTAAACCTGTTCTAGATAGCTGATCTGGTTTAAAGTTTGGACACCAATCACATCCTAATTCAGCCGCCTTGGCAATGACTTGATCTTTTAGTGGAATTGGAGACTTTATGTTCATCTTATTTATATATTGTTGTTGAGTGCAAACTATTTTACATGGGTGTATCCATGTTGAGTCATCACCTAAAACCAACTTATCCACTGTGGGACAGCAATAAGCTCTTATGCTTGGCGAGTAATGGCTTTCATAAAAACAAGTTAAGGTATTCATTAAGCTGTAGCTACTAACAAGTCTATTATTTATAAACATGTAAGAGCCTTTCCAAGAACTGACCATCTGTATAAGGGGGATGCAATACTGAATCTGTTCCCTAGTTAATTTAAAGCCACAAAAGTGATATGGAGTTCCAGATAGGGTATTTTCACAATAAAGTGAAGCTTGTTTTGCGATATCAATAGCGTTTTGAAGGTACTGCGATTTTGACTTTGGAAAGATAACAACAATAATCTCTTTAAAGTCGGGGTGGTATGGTTGAATCTGCTGATCCAATGGAATCATCAACACGGCATTCCCTCTTACTTCACAAGTGCATCAGCAAGAGTGTGGATGGTCATATTTAGATTTCGAATCTCTTTTCTAAGCTCAGCCAACTCATCATCTTGAGATTTGCTTTTATTGAAACTTTCTTCTAGGCGGTATACAGCTTCAGCATTCTTTGATCTTCCGCTTTCTTTAGCTGCGTTTTCTAACTTCTCCTTAAGTTCAGGGGGTAATCTCAAGGGGAATTGCTGATCTGAACGCGCCATATAGATAACCAAAAATTAATTAAACGCAAAAATAGTAGCATCACTGTGTTGCTATTTATACAATCACGGTGTTAGTATTATCACCGTGGTAGTGATAATTAAGGAGCTAAGATGGCACGAGCAGATACACAGGTAGCAGTACGTATTCCACCTGAGTTGCACAAGCAACTAAAAGAGAAAGCTGTAAATGAAGAGCGTTCAATGAATTATTTAATCAATAAGGCAGTTAAACTTTTATTAAATAAAGAGAGTGCGAAAGCATGAAATCAATAGGCAATAAAAAACCCCTAAACATCTTGACGGATACAGGGGCTTTTAATGTCATCACTAAGGAAGTAAACAACATGAGTAGTTTAGCATTAAGTTTCAATGAAGTAAATTTTGAAGCAACAACATATCAAAATGAAGTATGGCTAGGGTCTACCCAAATTGGGTTAGCCTTGCAGTATGCAAATCCTGAAACTGCAATTACCAAGCTATACAATCGAAACTCAGAAGAATTCACCAATTCAATGACTCGATTAATCGAAACAAAAACTAATGGTGGAATTCAAAAGGTTAGAGTTTTTTCACTACGTGGCTGTCATTTATTAGCCATGTTTGCACGAACAGTAATTGCCAAGCAATTCCGTAAATGGGTTTTGGATATTTTGGATCGTGAGGTTGGTCAACCAATTGCTAAAACTCATAAGTCTGAACGTGAGCCATTAACCAATGCTGTGAACATGCTTATCGCTAAAACTAAGCATCTGAATTTTAGCGAAGCCTACAAACTCGTACATCAACGCTTTAACGTAGATCACATTGAAGACATTCCTTATGAAGCCATCCCTGTGGCGGTTGAATATGTGCATCATTTGATTGCTTTGTATAGCAGTGCAGGTAAACAGAGTGGATTGTTTGACCAAGATACTTATGAGTTAATAAGACAGCTTACCGAGGCTGTTATTTTAGAAAATGATGAAATTGTTCC